CAGCAGGGCGCGTAAATAGACATTTTAGAGAAATTTGCGGCGAGCTATACGTCTTTCCCGAAATAAGTAAATTTACAAATTTGATTTACGGCGATTTGCAGAAAGTAAGCAAAGCGATTTTAGAAATTTTCAAACAAAGAGAGGTGCGAGAGAGTGAAATTTTAGAAATTTCAAATTTATATTTTCAAAAAATCAGCGATCAACTAGAAAATTTATATATACAAAGCGAGATAAAAAAGCTAGAATTCGAAAATATAAACCAAAAAATCGAAGAAATTATGAAGGACAACCACAAGCAGACGCTAATAATCGAGCCCGAAGAAAATTTCATTAAGGATTTTGAAGCTAAGATTATTGAAATTAAAAATAGCGCAAATGGCGAATTTACGATACGAGACCTTTTAAAAAATCACATCAGAAAATTGTCGAAATTTAGCATAAACGTAACGCTTAAAGATAAAGAGAAATTGACGCCCAATTTAAAGCAAATGCGCGGACTAAAAGATATGTTTTATCTGCCGTTTGGCTCGTCTTATTTTTATAGCGCGGATTACGGGCTCAAAAAAGATACGAATTTGGACATCACGGACGAGGTTTTCGACTAATGTTTTGCAGAGATCAAATCACCGGCACGCTTGTGAATTATTACGTCACTTGCAAGCGTGAGGCGTGGCTTTATGCGCACCATATCCACGCCGATCAGGAGGATGAAAACGTGCTGATGGGCAAGGCGCTAGCAGACATCAAAGAGAGCGATTTGCAGGACTTTGCATTTTCAAATTTAAAATTCGACAAACTTTCCAAGCAGCGCGGGCACTACTTGATTACAGAATATAAGAAAAGCCTAAAAAACGAGCTTGCGGGCAAGATGCAGCTACTTTTTTACGTCTATCTTTTAAAAACGGGCTTAAATTTAAAAGAGGTAAAAGGCAAACTAATCAGCGGTAAAAAGGTGATTTTGGTGGATGATAGTAGCGAAAATTTCGCTCTGATCGAGCAAATTTTAAGCGAGATAACGACACTTGCAAACCTAGAGAGGCCGCCGAAATTTACGCAGGGCAAATTTTGTGCAAACTGCGCTTATAGCGGATATTGCGTGAGTTAGATTAAAATGTACGTGATTTTATTTTACGACATTGCCGGCGCCGAGCAAAAAGAGAAAAACAACGCAGACCGCATCAGAAAGGCGGTCGAGAAGTTTTTGCCGCGAGTGCAGTTTTCCGTTTTTGAAGGCGAGATTCGCGAGAGCGATTTTAAAAAACTAACCGCGATTTTGCAAAAAGAGTGCATTGCGCAGCTTGATTCTATCGTGATTTATACGTTTAGTTCGCTGAAATACTCTAAGCGTATCGTAATCGGACAGGATAAAAGCGGCACGCTGTTTAGTTAAATTTACTCGCGTAAATTTGCCGAGTTTGGCAGCGTTTAAAATCCCAGCTAAATTTAAGGAAAAAAGATGCAAAAAAGCGACAGGATGCATTTTATTTTGAGCACAGGCAGGCTTCGCAGGCAAGATAACAATATCTATTTTGATAAATTTGACGATGCGGGCGCGGTCGTCGCTAGTAAAATTTTGCCGATAAACGCGATCGATGAAATTTACGTGCTGGCAAAAGTGCAGATCGATACCTACACTATGGCGTTTTTGGCGGACAACAACGTCCTTTTGCACGTTTTTAGCCCGTATCAGAGCTTTCGCGGTAATTTTTATCCAAATACCTCAAACTCGGTCAATAAAAGCGGCTTTGTGCTGCTAAATCAGGTCCGCGCCTTTGATGATCCGCTTAAGCGCACCTACATCGCCCGCGAGATCACTCGCGCGCACATCCTAAACGACGCGGCAAACTGCAAAAGACACGGCGTGAAATTTGACGTATCGCCACACATAGAGGCGCTAAACGCCGCTGCGGAAGTACCTGCGATAATGGCGGTGGAAGGGGCGTTTCAAAAGCTCTACTACGAAAAGTGGAATGAGATAATCGCGGATCAAAAAAGCTTTAAATTTACCGTCCGCTCTAAGCGCCCGCCCGCCGATAAAATCAACAGCTTCATAAGCTACGTAAATACGCGCATTTATAACGTCTGCCTCAGCGAAATTTATAAAACCGAGCTTGATCCGCGCATCGGCTTTTTGCACGAGCCAAACTACCGCGCTCTGAGCCTACACCTGGATCTTGCCGAGATTTTTAAGCCGATTTTGGGCGATACGCTGATTTTTAGCATGCTAAATAAAAAGGAGATCGCCGCAAAGGATTTTCAAACCGACGCCGGGCGGATAAAATTTAGCAACGACGCCGTGCAAAAGATCGAGCTAAAAATGATCGGCAGACTTGGCGAAACGGTTTCGCTTGGCGGGCAAAATCTCACGTGGCGGCAGGTGATCCGCCGCGAGGCCAATCAGATCAAGAAATGTATCTGCGAAGATGCGCCTTACGAGGGATTTAGGTGGGGATAAATTTGATATTTTGTCGGTAGGGACGTCAGTTTAAAGTTATTTGACTTTTGTATCCCTTGCTACGGTGTTTGTTTGACGTCAAAACAGCATTTGCGATTTTGCTTTGGATGTTTGTGGTAAAATACAAAATGCGTCCGACTTATAAAATTTGCTTTTGTCGTTACGGGCGGATTGGGGTTGTCGATTTGCCCTTATTGCAGCGGGCTATTTAATTTCTAGGCGTCACTTTAAAATCCAAATCATCTCGATAAAGCTTTTTCTAAGATTTTAGAAATGATGAAATTTGGGGTATTTCGTATCGATACTATTTTGCTTTTTATGCAAATTTAAGGCGTAAAAATATAGACTTTGAGTTTTAATAGCCCTAAAAATGTATATTTTGGTGCTGTTAAAATTTACTCCGTTGGAGTTTGAAACCACAATAGGCGCGAGCGGCAGGGGCGTATTTACGGGGTTAAAATTTACTCCGTTGGAGTTTGAAACTTACGGTTTTCAAACCTTAAGCCCCTAAAAATCAGCGTTTCAAGCGTTGCTGCTTTTTACTGTGCCCTGATTTGTGCCCTGATGTTAAAAAATACATTATTGATGGAGCGTATTTTTTCAGGGGTGATCTCGGCTTTGTAGTAGTGCTTGTCGCTGATTTGGCTTGAGTGCCCTGCTAGCTCTGCGACCAAATCTTTGTTTACGCCAGAATTGCGCAAAAGTGAAACAAACGTGTGCCGTGTCGCATACAGCGTTTTGTATTTGACCCCTATTCTTGCAAGCAAAGGCTTGAAATACATCCTTGTCAAGCTCCCGCCCTCCTTGAACGGCTCGCCTTTTCTAGTCGGGAATAGCCACTCGCTTTTGCTATCGTAGCCCTCTAACATATCAGCCAGATATTCAGGGATTACGGCTATCCTATCGTGATTTTTTGTAGCCCCACCGGTGCTTACTTCGCCCTTTACGATTGCGCGCCGCACAAAGATGATATTTTGCTCTAGGTCGATGTCCTCCCATTTTAGGGCGATTAGCTCGCCAGTGCGTAGCCCTGTTGCAAATGCTACGTGTAGAAATATGGCGAACCAGCCCGTAGCCGATCTTAGTATTTTGCTCATTTCGTCGATCGTGTATGGCTCTTTTTTGTTGATTGTGACGCGGAAGTTGTCGACCGAAGCGCAAGGGTTTTTCGGTATAATATCGTTTAACACAGCTTTATTTAGGGCAAAATTTAACAACGTTTTTGCCCTACGCACCGTAACCGTTGAATATTTTTCCAATAGCGCGTTTTGCCATTTTTCAATATCAATAGGCTTTATGTCCGCCATATTGAATTTGGAAAAATATGGCGCAATAAGCCGCTTTGTTTTTGAAATATACTCGTTTTGGGTAGTTTCGCTTCGCTTGTGTTTGGATAGCTCCAGCATTTCAAGCAAAAATGCCTCAATGTTCAAATCTGCTTCTTTGGCCTTTTCTTTTTCGTCAATTTTTTGTAAAAGAACACTCCAGTAATTACGCGCGATCCAGCGTAAATTTTCGCTAGTCGCGCTTTTGTTAGTGGAAAATCTGTATCGTTTTTTGTTTATCGTGCCAAAAACGTAAATAATGCCGTTGCGCACTTTAAACCCGCCGCTATTTTTCATTGTATCTCCTTAGAATTTTTAAGGCGGCAGTTTGAGACAGCATTATTTTACCATCTTGTAGCCAAAATTCCACCTGCGGCTCTAAATTTGATTTGACGTATGCCGTGATCGTTTGGCGGCTTTTGCCCGAAACGTCGCAAATATAAGATAGTGGCACGTGTTTTGGCAACAATAAGGATACAACCCCTTTCATTTCAAGGATTAAATTTTTAAGTTCCAAAAACTCGCTCATCTTTACTCCTTTATTTGCTTTACCAAAATCATAATGCGGTTTAACCGGCTATCGTCAAGCTTTTCAATTTCTCGCGTTATCCAAGCGATTTTGGCGTGCCGTTTTGTTTCGGTTTGCGCGACTTCGTTGTGCTTCTTGCAAAATTTATCAAGCTCGGCTAAGGCCGCTTTTTCTTTTTCTCTATCGGGGCTACTCATCTTGATCTGCCTCCGCAACTGCACGCAACAGGCTTGCCGTCTGCGTCCAAGAATTGAGTTATCCCGCCTGCTTTATATCCCGAATAAACTATAAATTTGAGCCCCTCGATGCAAACCGTTTCTATGTCGTGAGTTTTCTCTGTAAGCTCGCAAATTTCGGTTTTTGGCTTATCCGTCGCCTCGCAACCTGCAAATAAAAATGCTAGTAAAATCAGTAACTTTTTCATTTCTCGTCCTTTATCCTAAACCCTAGCGCGTAAAGAGGGGCAATATCTACGCTCTCGCCTACAAACGCCCGCGCCTGCGCTCTCGTCATTCTCGTTTGGCTGATATGCCAGCCGTCGGACATCTTAAATTCCCAATACCAAAGCACATCATCGACTTTTACAAGAATAAAAGGGTTGGTATATCCAAAATCGCCGTAAGCGTGAATATCTTGCAGCATTAGTGTGTCGGCTTCGTGCTGCCTAAAAATAACCCTATCGCCTTTTTTAAAGTTGCCCGGTATCGGCTTTACGCGGTATTCAAAACTATTCCAATCCCAAAGCGGGTGTTTTATCTCGCTCCAGTCGTCAGCGCCTTTAGCGCTTACTTCTATTGCCTCGCCCCGTGCGTGTGCTTGCATTACTTCGATCATTTCGTCTGTGCTCATTTTGTGTCCTTTTACAAATATATCTTATCAACTTTGGCGTTATTCACTAGGTTTTGTATTTTTCTTATCCTTGACTTTTATAATGCCCTTTACTACGCACAAACTTTTGTCTTCGTTAATATCTTTTAGGCACTCCGCGCATAAATGGTCGTATTCGTTAATTCCAGTATATTCTTTAACTTCATCGCTAAATTCATATACTTTAACGTCGTCGTCGCTTTGCGCGCCGCAGCTGTCGCATACGTATATGATACTCATTGTTTATCCTTTCAAATTTTATAAAAACAATATCTCAATAGCTATTGCTATCAATATCCCAAACAGCACAGCAGCACCTATAAGGGCCACTAAAATATGTGTGAGATCTATATTCATCAGTGTGCCTCCTTTTGGTAGTCATTTTTTGCCTTTTATGGGTTGCCGATACGGCTTATTATGCCGCGCAGTCGGCGATCTTTGCTCGTCATTGTCTTAGCGTTTAGTGCCGCTTGTGCGCTTTCTTTGACTTTTCGCAATATCTCCGCCGCGTGGGAGGGCAAGACTACTTTTTTACGTCGTAGCCTCGTAATTTCCTCTTGTGCCGCTTTTAGTTGCTCCGCTAGATCGTTCATAGCCGCCCCTTTAACGCCGCAAGGGCTCTTTCCTCGCCTAGTCGCTTGATTACGCTAGGCACTATTTGGCTTGCCCAATACTTATCAAGCTTTCGCCCATAGTATTCTAGGGCTTCTTTTTCGTTTAGTTTGACGTGTTCGGGCAACGGATCGCTAACCCACCGTCCGTTTTGCATACGCATTGTCGATTTTTGCGCCATTACCGCTTCGCCGTAGGTCATAGCTAGCCCCTAGACCGAATAATCGGTCTCAAAAACTACCCATTTGCCGTCTTTGCGCTCATGGGCGATATACCAGTAATAGCTACCCTCGCACATCCCGCCTCTTTGCCACACCAAGCAATCGTCTTGGCGCTCAAAAAGATACTCTTCGCCGAGCAAATCGCAGATATAAAATTCCTTGCCGTCTTTTTCAGTCTTCTCAAATTTTGCTAACCCATAATAAATAGCTTCCTCTCTATCTATCATATCCATCAAATCATCGATAGAGTATTCGCTCATACCGCAATGACTTTTGAGTAGATCGCTAAAATTCTTTCTCGTTTTTCGCCTATTTTTTTCAGGTATTCTAAAAAACATTATTTCCCTTTCCTCGCTACGTCCTCGCTGCTGTCTAGCCAGTGGATAGTCGCAGCGCCTTTGCGCCTAGTATCAAAAACATAATAGGGCGTTTGGTAGAAGTCGCTTTTTGAGCGCTTCTTGTTTGTGTTGCCGCTGAAGTTCTTTCCCATTTCCGCCCCTTAAAACGGTATCATTTCGTCGTTTTCGTATTTGTCGGTGTCAATGTCTATCTCTGGCGCGTCGTAGCTTTCGGGCGGTTTTTGCTGTTGCGGTCTCTTAAGCGTTCCTTGCTGATAGCCTTGCGAATACCCGCCTTGATTATTGCCAGCTCGTTGCCCGTCGCCTAACATTTCCATATTTTCGACGGCTACCGTGTGTTTGCTTCTATTTTGTCCGTTATTGTCCGTCCATTGGTCGAATTTTAGGCGACCCTCAACTAGAAGCTTTGAGCCTTTGCTTAGGTATTGATTTGCTGTCTCGGCTTGTTTGCCAAAAAACGTTATGTCGATAAAGCACGTTTCTTCGCGCTTCTCTCCGTTTAGCGTGTATTTTCGAGTTACGGCAATGCCGGAGCTGCCTATCGCCGCGCCGCCTTGGGTGTAGCGCAAATCAATATCTTTTGTTAAATTTCCGACTAAAACTATTTTGTTAAACATCTTTTAGCCTTTCGCCTATTTGCCCTTATCCTTTGGCTTCTATCGTAAGCGCCTTTTGTGCGTCTTATTTTTGAGTGAGGCATGCGGGCTTTGCTCTTTTTTGTTTGTGGCGCACCTTGAAAATCATCTACGCCGTTTAGCCCCGCGAACAATGCGCTTAAAATCCCTAATGCTTTCATTTTTAACTCCTTAAATTTTCCATTAGCGCGTCAATGCTGTTCGGATCAGCTAAATATGCTTTCGCCTCATCGGGCGACACTCTTTCCAAAAGCTTTTCGGCTTCCGTTTCGCTCGCGCCTCTATTCATCAGCTCGCTTTGCAAGGCATCAAGTGGCAAAACATCCTCGTTTACGTCGATTTCTACTTCAACGGGCGCGGCTTCGATGTATTCGGCTTCGTCAACTGTCAAATTTTGTTTGACGGTTGAGCTGTTCGGTTTTTCCGAACTACTCAAAAGCTCGTTTAAATTTTGAGTTTTAGGCGTTTGCAATTTTTGCGGCAGCTTATCGTCTTTATCCTCGTTTTCGCCGACTTCATCGACGGAGTAAAGCCCCGAAATGTCAAAAGCCTTTCGTAAAGCTTGGCTTTCGGCTACTTTTTTTAGCATCGTTTCGGGCTTTTCCGCCCAAAATTTAGTTATTCTTCCATCGTTTGTCCTTTGGACATATTCGTCATATCTAACCTCCACTTCAAAAGGTGTCTCGTGCCCTTTCTTATAGACCTGCGCGATAGCTACTAGCTCTTTTTTATTTTGCCACTCCTCATTTATGAAAACAGGTTTGTCTTTTAAAAAGCAGTCGCTCTTAATGCCAGCAAACTTGCCGCTTCTGTGCGCTAAGGTTAAAAAGCTATCGCGCCCCGCAAGCGGTTCGATTTTAGAGTGCCACTCCCCATTTATTTTGGCTTTTCGCTCAACGAAAAATATCTGTTTTAAGATCGGGTTTAAATTAAAACTTTTGGCTACAGCTATGCAGTATTGCATATCGCTATCCGTCGCATTCGGCGGAAAGAATTGTTTTCTTATAATCCTCTTGTTCTCATCGCTTAGCCACTCCTGCGGAGGGTTTTGTGTTGTTACTTGGTTCATCTTTTATCCTTTAACTTAAGCCGCATTTATGTAGTTTTCTTTGCGGTATTCGTAGCTGTGTGCCTCGTCTTTGGCGATGTCGGAGTAGATAAGCTCCAAATCTTCCTCGCTGTATTCTTTTTCTGCTTCGATGTAGTCCATATACCGCGTTAAAAGCTCTTGGTATTTGCTGCGGCCTTTTTCTAGCAACTCCTCGCTAATACGTACTAAAAACGGGATATGTGGCGCAGATTTAGGCACGCAAAGCCAGCCCGTGTATTTGAGCGAAGTTTTATGCCCGCACAAATTTAAAACGTCCGTATAGTAAGCTAGCGACAAGTCGTAATTATATGGCTCGATCAGCTTCTCAAACTCGTCTTTATTGTTCGCCTTGGTGCTTTTTAGATCGTAGAGCAGCCCCATTTTACGGATGTAAATATCGGGGCGTGCTTGCATAAGCAAATCTGCGTCTTTGTGATAGTGAAAAAAGCTCACTTCCTTTTCGGCGTATCGCAAAAACGGCACAAAGTCATTAACAATCTCGGAGATTTCCAAATAATGCTCTATCATACCTTTGCCTACTACGATTTTATCGGGGTTTGCTTCGCGCAGCTCGTCGGCTTTTTTGGTGTCTAACCCCGCCGTCGGACTTTCGATGTAGGTTTTTTCGATATTTTCGGGGGTTAAGATGCAGTCGTGGCAAAGCGTGCCCTCGTCGAAACAAGGTTTCCAAAAGTCAAATTTATGCCTAAATTTAAAGGCTCTCACGCTTTTTCTAATCAAATCAAAACGGGTCGAGCTTAGCCCGCCTGCCTCGTGATAGTCTTTGTTTGATAGGTCTTTTATCATCGTGTTTAGGGGGTATTTGAAGTTCATCTCTGCCCCCTAAATGATTTTACAAAGGCGATAAACTCGCCGACTGTTAGATGTTTGTCTGCTTCGTTGCCCCTCTTAAACAAAGAGGCGTAAAATTTAAATGCTCCAACGCTCATATCGCTATCCTTTCATACTCATCGGTTATCGTTTTAAACGGCTCTAAAATCTCGGCCGTCGCAGCCTCTATCCTAGTTCTGCGCCCCTCTTTGATCTTGCGTCTATCCGCTAGCAGCTCCTCTAGCATTTCGCCGACTTTTTCGTTCGGGTGCTCGATCAAATACTCGCGAATGCACAAAACTACGTCCGTGTCGTCCTCGTATTCAAAGAGGCTATCAAGCCCGCCGTAAATATCGTCCTTGTCTGTTCGCTCGCAAATCTCTTGCATATACTCTTTGAACTTTGCTTCGGCTTTTTCTTGTGTCATTGCCTATCCTTTCAAATTCAAAAATCTAATATTTCTAATCACAAATCTACGCGGTCTAAGCCGCCTAAATAACCTAAATAGCCACACGGCTTATCCTTTCTAGGGCTAGAGATGGCTAGCCCGTCGTTGAAGTATCCTAAAGCAAACCCCGCCGAAAGGAGACTAATGCGAGTTGTAAAGCGGGGCTTGATTTAAGATACGGTGGCGGACGGCAGGAGTCGAACCTGCGTTCCAAAATCTCGTTTTATGGACGTCCAAGAGTTTATGCCACTTAACATACGTCCGCCATATAAATAATAGACTTTTTCGTTTTATTAAAAACCCTGTGAAAAACTATCCTAAATCAGGGCTGATCTGGCTAGGGCAATATCGCTTCCCTAGTGCGCTACCCGTAGCTTTAGATTACTTAACCTCGGCGTGGGTCGCCTTATCCGTTTGGATAAGTGAATATTAGCATTTCCTATATTAAAAAAGACTTAAATTAATAGGTAATACTAATATTTTTTGAGATATAATTTTTTGTAACAAGATTTTAATAGGAGGCTATAATGATAAAAAAGTTTTTATGTATAATATTGGCAGTTTGTTTACTGGGGTCTATGGGCTCTTTTGCTTATGGCAAAGGCGTAAGAGGCTATTATAAAAAGAGTGGCACATACGTAAAATCATACAATAGAACAAACAGGGATCGCACACAGAGAAATAACTGGTCGTCAAAAGGCAATGTAAACCCTTATACTGGTAAAAAAGGCACAAAAAGGCCTAAGTGGTAGAATAAAATGAAGAATAATATAAAATATCTAGCCCTTGCGGGGCTTGTAGCGATTTTGTCTGGGTGTTCGATGAGGCCTAGTAATTGGAGCATGATGTATCTAGACAACGGTTCCCCGTATATGTTGCCGACATATAACGCGCGCTATCTCATTATCCCGGAAGAGGGAGAGGAAGATTTTAAAAATAACGGCATATACGGCTGTTCTGAGGGTGATGCGTTTTGGATTTCGGAATATAATGTCGATGAGCTAATAAATTCCAAAAGCTATGGACTACTAAGCGACTATTTCCGAGACGGCTTAGCCGGCTGCGCCCAGCCTATGACCAACGATCAGGTAATTGCTTTTTATCAAAACAGCCAAAATCAAAGCAAATCAACGAATTGGGGTGATGTAACGCCTAAAGGGTTGAGTATCGTAACCGATGTCATAAATAACGATACCGCGCTAAAATATCAGCAAGCAAATCAACTAGGCATAATAAATCAAGGTATGGGCTATCAAATAGAAAGGCAAAACAGAGGACACTATTTTAGACCGGGCGGGCTATAACATAACATATGGCAACCATTTAGCGTTTTCTCCACTCCCACGGCGGGATAGGCTCTTTGTCTCGCCAAAGCCCTAAGTCTTGCTTTTTTGCCTTGCTTTCTTGCGCAGTATATTTCTTAGAAAATTTGCGATACGCCCACGCATAGCCGTTTGCTACCATTTGGGCGTTTATGTCGGTGCCGTCAAGATAGATCGTGCCGATCGTGCGCTTATACCTATCTTTGCCGTTTTCATCGACTTCTACTATTTGCCCTGCTATCAAATTTGCCAAAAACTGCTTCGACTTTTTGCCGTATGGCTGCTTGAGTTCTGGCGCGTCAATGCCGAATAGTCTAACCTTGACCTGTTGTTTGCCTTGCAATACCGTGATCGTGTCGCCGTCGTGGATAGAGACGACTTTACCGGAGAGAGCAAAAAGAGGAGAGGCTACCCACAGGATAGCCACAAGAAATTTTAACAAGCGAATTAAGCCACGCCTAGCAACTTTTCTAGGCTATCATATATCTGATTTTCATTTGCAAACTGTATAGGATCATATCCTACTTTTAAAAGAGCATCTTTAAACATTGCCGTCTTGTTGGTAATTCTGAGCTCTGGTGTAGTAATGCCATATATGCCGCTAAAGTTAGGTATTTCTAATTGGCGGCTAAATGCTCGGCTAATGTCCTCTTTGTTCTCTATACTACCCAATATCGACGGGTATTCTTTATCTTTAATTATTAAGCTAAAATCAAATCCGTCTCTTTTTTTGACTTTTATGCTATTTCTAAAATCTCTATCCGCCAACTCTCTAACCGCCTCTTTGATATGCTCTTTATTTGCACTTTGCGGCTTATCGCGCTTTGCGCCGAATTTGTAATAAACATAACGGTAAAATAGCTCGTTTAGCTCAGCGTCCAGCCCGTCAAAAGCGCGAAAAAGCTGCGTCTGGCCGAATCTAAAGTTATCAAAATACTCTTTTGATAGCGCTTGCTCCAGCTCTTTTTCGCTTGATACGCGCGATAATAGCGAATTTATGTAATTAACGGTATAGGTAAGTATCTTTTTATTTATGAAAGAGGCGGAGCTCATTTTTTTTATGAGGTCGTCGCCTATAAGTTCAAATTTAAAGGCGGTATCGCTAAATGCGACCACCCCGATATTTAAAAACTCAAGCGATAGTTTATCCATATACCAGTGGATTACCTTGTACTTTGCTAGTTCCATCTTATTTTCCTAAAAATCATAACAAGGGCAAGCCCCTTTAAACGTATCGGTCAATATACGCATAGCTATTATTTGCTTTATCTCGTCGGCATATCGCAAAACCTCCCACTCGCCGGGGCACTGTTCCAATATACCGTCTAGCATAGCTATTATAGTATTGTAATTCTTATTAAAATTTAATTTATTTTGGTCTTTAAAGATATAATATCTATCTTTAGTAACGTCTCCGGTCGTCCAATTCATATACATTTCGCCTATCTTTTCGCCGTTTTTGATTTTTTCATAAACCCTATGACTCAACAACGACAAGCCGAAATCAATAGGCGAGTATTTTTTTGTCTGCGGATCATAAAGGATATTGGCGTTATCTTGCGTCCTATCGGAATTCATCATAATATTGTCTATGTTGGCAATCCTTTTTATGACGCTTTTGGGTATCATGTCGACGTCCGAAAAACTAAATTTTTGAGCGCCGTCTATTTTTAAAATACCAATATTTGTTCCTAATGACCCATTGGCATTCAACTGGCTTTCTGCAGAAACTTTGCCACTGAATAACCGCAAAGACGACTCGTTAATAGCGATAAAAGCAATATTATACTTATATATCCTAAGCCCCAGCTCTCGCATAAGCATAAAGGCTAAAAATTCATTAAAATTTGATATGTCCTTTTCGGCGTTCTGTTCGTGTCTAAATTTCAAAAGATAGATTTTGTTATCGCTAGCTCGCACCCATACGGGAGCAGTCGCCCCATAGTCGGCCGTTTCTAAGACGTCTTTTATCTCAAGCCGTTTTATCACTTATCATCCTTTATCCTTTCTAAAACCTCTTTGAATTTATGGAGTAGCTACCGACGACACGCCTATTTGATCCCATAATCGTTAAAAGTAAGCCCTTTGTAAATTTCATAATGTATCTTGCCGCAAACCTTGCCTAGTATTTCCCAATCATCGTAACCCTCTTTGTGTGGGTATATGTCGCCGTATTTTGGGTTTAGACTGATAAGCTTAACTTTGCCGTATGGTAAAAATTCGACCCTCTTTACATATACGATCTCACCGATCCTTACGATGTAAATACCCGCTATCTTAATAAACTCGTAGCGGTGATTAACCATATCAACAATAACCCAATCGCTCTCCTCGTATTCTGGGGACATACTATCGCCTACTACCTCAAATACTTTTAAATTTGCTGGGTTTAGCCCTTTTATAAAGCTTTTGTCTACTGCAACCTTGCGCTCCTCGCTGTTGAGCATTTCTAAATCAAACACCCCCTCACTGCCCGCACCAACGCGCATTTCTGATTTTGATAAAAATACAATATTGGTGGGGGCGTAGTCTTTTGGGATAAAGTCGGCATAGTAAGCGAAGTTATTTTTTAGCTCTTTTTTAACAATGTTGGCTTTTAAATTTGGGTGAGACGGGAAAAAGTCAGTTACGTCTAAATTTAAAATTTCAGCCATTTCTGGAATTTTGTCAAGAGATGGCGTGGAGCTCTTTTTCTCTTTACCATTTTTACCTATTTCGCCTTTTTTGGTTTCATATTGCCCAACGGTGCCTTGTGTGACGCCCATTTTATCGGCTAATTGTTTTTGTGTTAAATCTGCTTTGTTTCTTGCACTGCTTATAACGTCTGATAACTCCCTCATAATTGCCTCCTCTAATAAAACTAAATATTTTATCAAAATGATTATTGGTAATTCCTATTAAATTAAGCTTGAATTAAAATAGGAATTGCTAATATTACACTTATGAAAACTCAAAAAATTAGACAAAAAGACATAGCTAAAAAGCTAAACATCACACAAGGCGCAGTTTCTAGCTGGTTTATCGGAGAGAGCAAGCCCTCGATAGATAATGCCGCAAAGCTCGAGGAGTACTTTGGCATCTCCGCTAAAGAGTGTGCCGATCTGCCCAACTTTGCTAAGAATAATACCCACTTATTCGGCAGTCTGAAAATACTACGAAAGGCAAATAATGGTAACGCCTAAGTATGACATTTGCAAAACCTTTAAGCTATCCAATCAAAACATATCCAACATCCTAAAAATTCAAAACAAAAAAGGTTTTAGAAACGATAGCGAAGTCGTCAGATTTGCGCTTGATTTCGTATCTGTTTTGATTGACAGGGAACTAGAGACGGCAACGATAGCCAAGGTGATTGAAACTATGGCCAACGAAAACCAAAAAGGCTAAAAAGGAGAACAAATGAACGAAGATAAAAAAATAGACTACGAAGCGCAGGCCAAGCGTTTAGATAAGACTTTTAGAAAAATAAGCAAAAAGTTAAGGGAATTTGAGCGAGACGACCAAACTAAGATGATAAAGCTCATCGCAGCTAGGTTTAACTACGACGAGCGACTAAGATACGATGAGCTCAAGCTTTCTTCGTTATTTCATCGAAAATAACGTTGTAAATGCTAGCGGCTTCTTTTGCAATATCGGTTTTGGCTACGTCTTTGTATCTAGCCTCGCCGTATTCCGGGTTATATTCGGTGTCGGTATGCGTTTTTAACCCGGCCGCACCGATCACGATTTTGGTTAGCTCTAATGCTATTTCTTTGTCTGTCATTTAAGCCCTTTGTTTGAATTTCTTAGCTTGGTCGCTTGGAATTTTACTAAGGGCTTAAATGAAAGTCAAATTTAAAAGGCTAAAAAATGATAGCAGAAACAAGCGCACGGGCATACCGCGCCATAAAGCCGTTTCTAAACGGCAAACGGGCGCAGGTATATGAATGTTTTAAACTGCATCCAAACGGCGCGACACGGCAAGAAATAGCGCGCTGGTATAAGTTCAAAGAGTGCGGCGTATGCGGTCGCGTAAACGAACTTATAGAGCGAGGCTATCTGGTAGTAGTCGGCACGAAAAAAGACGCCGTTACGGGGCACAGCGCGGAGATTTTAAAAGTAGTCGAGAGGGTGGCGTAATGAAGCTGCTAGCCTTGATTATTTGGATTATTCTCGGCTTTTTGGCGGTTTGCCTTTTTGCGTCGGTCGCGTTTGCTTGGCTGACGGTAGAGAAATTTAAAGGAGATGAGGAATGAAAAATTTAACCAGAGAACGCGTTAGCGTGTGGATATTCGATAAAAATTTAAGCGTCGAGGACTTACGACTGCTTTTGTATCTAGCGGGTAATCCGAGCGGCGACATGCTCGAGCTATCAAAGCTTTTTGGCCTTGCTAATTCTACTACTAGCAAGCGGCTAACTAAGCTTAAAAAGCTCGGCTACGTCGAAAAGATTAAGGGCGTATTTCAAATTTCGGGAGGTGAGGAATGAACGAAATTTTAACTCTGATAAATCTTTTGGGTGACTACAAGCGCGCTTTGCTTTATGCGTATTTGCAAAACAAAGGCTGGGGGCTGATAGTGTCCGACTACGACATTTTAAACGACCTAAAATTTAGCACGATTGATCTAGTGAGAGCCAGAGGTGAGCTGATGATAAGCGGAGTAATAAAGGTCGAGTATCTGCCCGACAATATGGCTAGACACGAGATAAGAGGATAAGATGATAAAAACTCACAGCGTGGATGTTGAACTAGCCAAAAAAGTAGGGTTTGATGAAGCTAATATACTTGGCTTTGTCGCCTATTGGGTTAAAAATAACCGCGATAATAATAGAAACTTTTATGACGGCAGGTATTGGACTTATAATTCAGCTCAAGCGCTCACAGAACAATTCCCGTATTGGACGAGACGCCAAATTTCAGGGCTACTTGAAAAACTTGAAAAAATGGGCGCAATAATAAAGGGGAATTATAATAAGAATAAATTTGATAGATCATCGTGGTATGCTCTATCGGATAAATTTATGTATCTCATCGGCGCGGAAATGGATGAAACAAATACGGAAATCCATTTTACAAATACGGAAATGGATGAAACAAATACGGAAATCATAATAGGTAACAATTACAAACCATTAGATAAGCCAAATTCTTTTAGCGCGCGCGAAAAAAATCAAACTTCGCTAAACACTCCGGCTAAAAACGAGAATAAAAATTTCGATCGACCTCTAAACGAAAATCAAGTTGGTTATGGGGTAGAGAAACCTAACCCGATAAGCAAACCTACGCTAGAAGCTAAACCTAGCCTAGTAGCCACAAAATCAAACACTGCTAGCGATTACGTAAGCTATACAAGCCCTAAAAACTACGCGACCGAAAAAGAGTGGTACGAGGCGCTTAAGATGACCGACCTTATGGGCTGGAATATCGAGGGCATACTCTACACGCACCTAATCCCGTACCTAGAAGACAAACGCGGACGACCGCTACAAGATTTTGAGATTAGGCGTATAAGCGTTGAGTTAGCCAAATACGTCGGCGTTTCTCAACTAGAAATCGTAAGGCGTTGCATAAAAGGCGGCTTTAGAGAAATAAAACCTTTCGGCACGGACAAACTACGCAAAGATTACCCCGATATGTGCTGGGAGCTAGGAGATAATTATGAAATTTGACGAGAGAATAGGCTTAGAGCAAACGCTACTAGCCACTGCGCTATACGATAGCCCCGATAGTGAGCTAGCCCCGCTTTTACGTCAAGGGCTAGACGAAAGCCTATTTAGCGGTACAAGAATAAAAATCGCCAAAATAATAAACGACAAAATCAAAGAGGGGCTAGACTTTGAGAGCATAAGCAGGGCAGTAATTATGCAATGTGGGAAAGATGCCGTTTTGTCAAAAGAGTGCGATGAGATCATTTCACGCAACCCGTTATTTGGCGAAAAATCTTATTTGTGGCTGATAAAACAAATCAAGAGCCGTACGGTGCTACAAGAAACGCTAAAAAAACTAAGCAAAAGCGATCTATCAAACAAACTTGAACTAACGCAAGACGAGCTAGAAAACGCATACGAGATACTCGGATCGGCACTAGGGAAAATAAACGACCTAGACGACGGCAACGACGAGGGCGAAAATATGGGCGAATTCGTTAAGCGCGTAGAAAAAAACAAGGACTTAAAATTTTATCCTACGGGCTTACAATGGCTAGATATTGAGCTAGAGGGCGCAGGGCTAGCCGAGGGTAGCTTTATCAACATAGCGGGCGGCTCATTTGCGGGCAAGACCACTTTTACGCTAGAGCTTTTAAAATCAATGGCGCAAAGCGAAAAAGTATGTTTTTTTAGTTACGAGATGTATGAAAAAATCCTAATCAGAAAATTTAAATTTGCTAGCTGGGACGTGCTACAAAATATCCAAATCTATCAAGACGGCGCGCAAATAGACAAAATTGCCGCAAGAATACGCAAGCTATCGCGCAAGGGCTACAAGATATTTGCTATCGACAGCCGTATGAAAATCCGCGTGAGCAACGACAAAGCTAGCGAATATGAGAAAAACAACGAAATTTCAAGCAAGCTAAGCGAGCTAACGCGTACGCTAGGCGTGATCGTAATCCTAATCAATCAAATCAGCGAGGCGGACTTAAAAGCCGGCAGAAACAGCCTAAAAGGCAGCGGCGATCAAGTCTATGATAGCGATATGATAATTTATTTAAAAGCCACTACAAACGACCGAAAAGAAGTCGTAAAAAGAGAGTTTGAAATGGCAAAAGACAGAATAGGCGAGCGGCTTTTTAAAGTGAATATCCCTGATTTTTACAAAAAAGAGCCGCAAGAAGTTTATTTCAATGAGGAGCTAGCAGTATGAAACTAGAGTTTAGACCAAACGACAGAGGGAATTTTTACGACGTGCTTTTGGTAGATTTTGAAAGCGGCGAAGTCGTAATACTCGTCGCAGGCGGCAGGGAAAGCGTAAAGCTAACGGACGGCGAGCTAAGAGTAAAAGGCGAGCAGGGGAGTTTGTTTTGATAGAGCTAAATAAAATCTACAATGCCGACTGCTTAGAGTTTATGCGCTCGATGCCGGGTAACTGCGTGGATTTGGTTGTTACCGACCCGCCGTATGAGATAGCGACCAAAGGCGGCGGACTAGGCAAGCGTCCCGTATATGAAAACGGCGCGCTGGATAAAATCTCGCAGGGTTTTGACGTAGAGGCTACGCTAGAACAAATAGCGCGCGTCTGCAAGAAAATCAATATTTTTATATTTTGCTCTACGAAACAAAAGCCACGCATAATGAACTGGGGATACGACAGGGGCTGTAACGTAGCTGAACTTTTTTGGCACAAGCCTAACGCCGCACCTTTTACGAACAACACCTTTAAAAGCGATGTTGAAAATATAATCTACATCAGAGAAAAGGGCGTGAAAATCAATGGCAGATCAAAGCTCTTTACGCACAATGCGTCAAAAAGCAAATACGGACACCCAAGCGAAAAGCCGCTGGGAATAATCAAAGAGCTAGTTTTGACGGCATCAAGCGAGGGCGATTTGATATTCGACCCGTTTATGGGCAGCGGCACGGCGGCGGCGGCTTGCAAAGAGCTAAATAGAAACTTCATCGGCTGCGAGATAGAGGGTAAATACTGCGATATAGCCGAGAAAAGATTAAAAAATACGATAAAAGGACTACTATGACCGAAATTTTAAGTTATGCCGTGTATAGGCTGGAGCTTGACGAGATAGAAAATAGCGACGATTGGTTTGATGCCGACGGCAGACTCAAATACAAAGAGCGGTTTTTATTTGATAGTCTGAAAGAAGCCGGACGAATAAAAGACGGCTGGCTAATAGCACTATTTGCAGGAGAACAAGACGCAGTAGAGTTTTGCGCGGGGGCGGGGCTAAGCTCAAACTCGGATTATTTTTATTTTTGCTTACGCGCAGAGGCCACGGCCACTATCGGCGAGGGCGAATATGTAGAGGTAGGGTATTGATGATACCGAAATACGAAAACACTCTAGCGTATGCAAAAGCGACAGGGCAAGTACCGCTAGAGGACCACGAGATGATGTATTTTGCTGACTGGCTAAGAGTTAATAAAATCCCGTTTACGCACGTAGCAAACGAAAGAGTAGCCAGCGTGCAATACAAAAAGAAACTAAAAGCCATGGGTACAAGTGCAGGCTTTCCCGATATGCTCGTATTTTTGCCTAGCAAGATCGTATTTGTAGAGATGAAAAGAGCAAAAAAGAGCCTAAGCAGGGTATCGGACGAACAAGAGGATTGGATAGATACTATCAACTGCTACGACTACGCAAAAGCCAAGGTGTGCTACGGATCGGGCGAGGCGATAGATTTTATCAAGAGTGAGCTAGGGAGAAAATAAGTGGCAAAAATAACAAGCGAGATAAAAGAAAAAATCTTGGCTGATTTTCATACGGGCAAATTTTCACAAAGAGAACTGGCAAAAAAATATGCTGTATCAAATGGGAGCGTAGCTAATTTGCTCAAAGGGCTAACGCCAAAAAATGAGCATTTAGTAGAAGCTCAAATAGCGCTATTGTCGGCACAAGCTCAAAAATCAGAAATAGAAATGAGCAGTATTTTGAGCACTGCTAAAGACGAGGCGTATAACCGCGGGCTGATTTTTAATGCTACTCAAAAAAATCTTACCCGCGTGATGGATATGCTAAATAAGAATACCAAATACGAAAAAGTGGGCGTAGGCGATGGGGTGCAAACTTTCGAGCCGGTGGAATTAAACGCAAACGACTATAAGGCACTACAAGACGCGATAGATAAAGCCAGCCTAACGCTAGGCGTAAATCAAAGAACCGCAAACACTACGATCAACAACGCAAACGTGCAACAAAGCGAGGAAACAAAAATCGTGATAGAGAGGAGAGATTTGGCAGATGTGGACAAGGGCTAAACAATGGTGGCGAAAAAACAACATAGGCGAATATTTATGGGTAGCTGTGGCAATACTCACGCTTTTTAATATTGATTATTTTTGGGATGTGGCTTGATGTAGCCATAAAAGGCGCGAAATTTTGGATAGCCGATAAGATGTTTTTTGGGGGTAGCATATTTGATTTCTTGGGGTCTTTATGAGCGAAATTAAACTCAATCTAAAATACGCCCCTTGGCAGCGCGAAGTATTTTTTAAAAACGACGCTAAATTCACTACGATAGAAAAAGGCAGGCGCTGCGGGTTCACGAAAGGCATGGCGAACGCTTGTATCGAGTGGCTACTAGAGGGCAAAAAGATACTTTGGGTCGATACGGTCGCGGGAAATCTGCAAAGATATTACGAGAGATACTTTTTGCCCGAACTCAAACAGCTCCCAAAAGATTTATGGAAATTTCACGCGCAGGACAAAAAGCTCACGATAAACGGCGCATATATGGATATGCGATCGGCAGAACGCCCTGAGAATATCGAGGGCTTTGGCTACGACATTGTGGTTTTGAACGAGGCGGGTATAATCCTGAAAAACGCCTACCTTTGGGACAATGCCATCCGCCCGATGTTGCTTGACTACCCGACTTCACGCGCCTTTATCGGCGGAGTGCCGAAGGGGAAAAATAAGTTTTTCGATCTAGCTTCGCGTGGTATGAGAAACGAAAAGGACTGGAAAAATTTTCAAATATCAAGTTACAAAAACCCTATGCTTCGCCACGGCGAGATAGACGAGCTAATCGCAGAGCTCGGCGGAGCAGGTAGTGATGTAGTAAGGCAAGAGATTTACGGCGAGTTTTTAGATACTACGACAAACGCGCTTTTTACGCTATCGATGATAGAAAATTCTTTCAGCGCGGCGTGGGATTTTAACGGCAAGGCTTTAGGCGTTTGGGGGCTTGACGTGGCGCGCGACGGAGATGACGAAAGCGTGCTTTGCCAAAGAGAGGGCTACCGCGTGAAAAACTTTGAGGGCTTTAGAATAGCTAGCGTCACGGGGCTAGCAAGAGAAATATACGGGCGATACGAGCGCACGCAAAATAAGCCTGACGTGATTTTTATTGACACGATCGGTGTGGGCGCTGGCGTATACGACACGCTTTGCGATTTGGGGCTGCGAGACATCGTAAGAGAGGCTAAGGCGAGCTTTAAGGCGACTGATGAGCGCAGATATGCAAACAAGCGCGCAGAGATGTATTTTTCTTTGCGCGATGCCTTTTCTTTGCTATCCATGGACGCAAACGAGAAAATCAAAAGACAACTGCAAATGATTGAATATGAATACGACAGTAAAGAAAGGTATTTGATACTACCAAAAGACGCCATTAAAAAAGAATACGGGGTAAGCCCTGATTACGCGGATGCTCTAGCGCTGACGTTTTTTGACAAAGTAATGCCTAAATTTAAGAGTAAGTATTCACAAGATGAGAATTTTGGGTGGTAGTTGGAAACACCAAAAAAGGACAAAGAAATGGCACAATTTCCCAAAAACAAGGTAGATTTAGGACTACAAATCGAGTATATTTACGAAAGGATAGACCCTAGCGTTATAAGGCAGATTGCCCCGCTTGATGACGAAGCGGTTAAGCTTTCTGTCGCCGCGATGATTTGCGAATGGATGAGAGGGGTTAGGTTTATCCCATCAAAACAACATAGAGTGAAATTTGCAAGTGCCCTCAAGGCCAAAGGGGTAAAAATGCGCAGAGTATGCGAGCTGACGGGCATATGCAAAAACACTTATTACAACTTAGGGGGCAAAAATGGACGATAGGGCTGGGTATTTAGATGAGTTGCGGCAAATCGCGATGAACGGTTACAACCACTACAAAAATACGTTTGACAAGCTCAACGACGCTTATCTGCTAGTGCTAGAGCCAAAATTGTATCAATTTTTAGAAAGTAGAGACAAAAGCAGAAACTATATACCGAAATTAAATTCAAAAGCCAAGAGGATTTATGACGGGCTAACAGAAACATATTTTAATAACGATGCGTTCGCCAAACTTGAGCCCTATATCAACTCTACAAACGATGTAATAGACAGGTGGCAAGAGGCAATAGACCATTACTGCGAGCAAATAAATTTATATAAAATATTCGCTCCGATATTTCTAAAGGCACCGTTTACGGCGTCATCCATTGTTAAAGTATATTGGCAAGACGGTAGCGCAAGAATAGATGAGATAGACATTGGCGAAATATTTTTTGACCCAAACGCAAAAGATTTAAACGATATACGTTTTATCGTACACAGGATTTATTTGACGGGCGAGGACATAAAAGAGCTTATAAAAAGCGGAGTTTTTAAGATAGACGCTCCTGATGCGTTCGACGACAAGAAGCCCTATGAAAGATTTGAGCTTTTTGAAATTTACGAGCTAAAAAACAAGATTTGGCAGGTCAGCACAATCTACGATGGTAACGTTTTAAGAGACGCTGTAAAGTTAAAAGACGGGCAACCTTTCGTATTTGGGTATATGCTACCGCAAGTAAAGGGCAAAAACGACGAGAATTATGTCTGCGCTTACGGCGATCCGGTGCTAGCGTCCATGTTGCCACTACAAGAGGAGCTAAATGTAACTAGAAACTCCGTAACCGACGTAGTAAGAAACCAAGTAATGCCAAAAACCGTAATGCCGAAATCGGCGAACGTAGCTAGAGATGAGATATACAAGATCGGGGTGCCTGTATTCACTGACGCTCCTGCAAGCATTACCGTAATTCCACCTGGGGATGTTAACGGCGCAATGATGGCCTTGCAAACTATTGAAAACGAAATGAGCGAAGTTAGCGGGGTGTCGCCTCAGCAAAACGGCGCAGCCACAACTAGGCGAGAAACTGCGACTATGGCGTCTATTATGGCAAATGAGGGCAGCGTAAGGCTGCAAGGCTATATAAGAACATACAATGAAACATTTTTCGAGCCGATTTTTGAGAGACTAGCGTTTCTTGTATGGAAATACGGCGATCCAATATTTTTTGCTGGATTTAACCGCGGCGAAGTACCGAGTTTTAACATAAATTTAAACACAGGTATTGGGGCGCTAAACAAAGAGGTGCAAAAACAATCTCTTATGGATGCTAGCGGGGTTATAGGGGCGCAGTTTGGGATGTGCCTGCAGGTGGGAGACGGAGAAGGTGCGGTCAGAATGAAAGAAGCTAACGAAAAAATACTCTTAGAGCTTCTACCGCTTTACGGCATCAAAAACCCAGACAAATTTATAGGGAAGGAGGATAAGCTATGATCGGCAATATGCGGGTGCGGATATTCCAGCAGCTATGGGAGGAGCTGTGCCTCAAGCGGGAGTTATCGGGCCTATGTGAGAAAAAGCCTTTTAAGGATTTTGTAGAGTTTTTGACCGTGCTGTATAACGAAAATTTATGCGTCGCGGAAGACAAAATGTTGAGCGAGCAGGCCAGGTTAAGAGCTATCGAAACATTAAAAATATTTGATGGCCTTTTAGATTTTTTTAACGAATACAAGGAGAACGACAATGACTGAAAACGAAGCAATTGACGCGCTAATGGGCGCATTTGACAACGATGAGCAAGCAGCAGAGCCGACAAGCGAGGCAGTGAGCGAGCCGCGAGAACAAGCAGCGGCACAAGAAACAAGTGCCACTGAGCAGGCAATAGAAGCGCCAAGGGAAGCGCCTAAAAGTGAAGCCACGCAAAAGGAAAGCACGTCCGCCGTAACACCCGAACAGCAAGCAATGCTTGATAGTATAGGGTTGGGTGACATTGGACAAATCAGAGAACAATTGGCCCAGTTTCAGGCAGCGCAAGCGGCAGCGGCAGAGCAAGCAAGACAGCAGGGGATTTTTAATAAAAACTCCGCCGAATTTGAAAAAGACTTCCCGACGATCAAACTAGAGGAGCTTGGCAAATTCGCGGATGAAAATGGGCTTATGCCATTACTTGGCGAAAATTACGACGGGTGGAAAGCTGTCGCAAAGGCCATGATCAATTTAGCTAAAGTAAGCGGCGAGCCCGACCCAATAATCGGTAGCAATAGGGGAACAAACGAGGCGGGTGCATTTGACAGAATAAAAAAAGGCGAGAATGTAAGCGACGTAGAATTGGGCGCTGAAATATTAAAAGCAGCAGGCATGCTGTAAGGAGGGGAACATGGCGTTTAACTTTATGGATCTTTTAAAAGGCGCAGGCAATTGGTTGGGAGGTAGTGACGCCGCCGGTACGGCAAACTGGATGAACGCGTTAGGAACAGCTGGCAATATTTACTCGGGCATAGCGCAACAACAGGCGGCAAAAAATCTAATGAAGCAACAAAAGGCGGCATTTGATTTTAATAAAATGCTTTCTGAACGCCAAATTGCAAGAGAAAATCAAGCTGAACAGAACCTAGCGAATGCGTGGGATATGTCAACGTATAGCACAAAAAAATAAAATGAGCACAAGGAGGGGGCAGCAAATGGCGTTTTTCAATCCAAACAGAGTGGATTTTAATTATAACACTAATATGATAGATGCAGTTGGGGCGGTTGGCCGCTCCCTTTGGGATATATACAAAGAAAATGTAGCAAAAAACCAAAATCAGATGAAAATTAATGAGACTATGCGATCAAATTTAGCGAGCGAGGCACTAACCGGGGCTAAAAATGATGAAACGGTAAGACACGACCTGGCAACGGAAGCGGAAACAGCGAGTAATAATGCGTTTACGCAAAAATTCAAGCAAAGCGAGCTTGGAGCAAAAATTAATAATTGGAATAACCAAGCTGCGCACTATGCCAATCAGGACAGGATCGGAGCGATGAACGCAAATACGATGGCATATAATGCCGACACGTCGAGAATGAATGCGAATACAAGTGCGGGAAGATTGGATTTTGATAAAAATAAGCAATACGCAAAATCGCAAGAGGATGCATTATACGTAGACGCAGCGTTTGGTATGCTAGGCGGGGATATGCCGCAAAATTTGACGCCCGAACAGCAAGCTAGGTATAAAAAAGCATTCGTACAAGCAAGAAGTAACCCACAGATCGCAAAAATCGTCGGGACGCAAGACGGCGGAGTAGTTAAAAATTTGCCTGTCGGTATTCAAAATAGGCTAAACAATGCAAAAGCTTTAATGGACCGATACACGCCTTACGCAAATGATTTAGTCGCAAACGAGAGCCAAATAAGCGGCGCTTTAGATAACCTAACCGCGCCTATAGGCAGGTGGGCGGGTCTTAATAGTGATGTAGGGGCGGGGCTTTATGCAGACGCCGAAGCGATAGCCGATATGGAAAGAGCCTACACTAAAGGCGGTGGGAATCAAGCCAAAATCAGTGCCTATAATCAAATTCGACCCGTCAATACTCTTTTTAGTACGACACTTGCCGGCGTAGCCGCGCGAATAGATAACCAACTAAGCGCATACGACGAGGCGATAAAGACGCTGCAATCGCAAGGCAACTATAGCGGCGTAAACGAGCTTATATCGCAAAGAGACGAGATGATTTTGGGTTTGCCCAAAGAGATACTGCCGTTTTTAAAGACGGGCAGACAAGGGCAAAAGAGTATAAGTATAGAGGACAAATTTAAGCAAAAAGCAAAGCTGGCACAACAAGATTATTATGAACAAGCCGACGAGCACGGTGGGTATTATGCCGGCAGCCCGCTAGATGAGGAGTGGTAATGAACGCAAGAAGTTTTTTAGGGGACGATAGAATAAGCGCGCTTAAGGGGCAAGGCTTAAGCGACGTACAAATAAGGGACTATGCCAAGAACGAATACCAAAAGACGATGGCTATTTCCCCCCATGGCTCAAATTTAGGTATTGACGGCAGAGAAATCCCCGCCGCGCCGATGCCGACCGAGGCGCCGACCCAAAGAAAAGGTTTTTTTAGCGGACTAGGCAATGATTTAAAGCGCACGGCGAACGCCTTTATAGAAGATAGCATTTTAGGTGATTACGGCACCGGCGCAAGCGTTACGGATAAAGCAAAAGCCGATATAGCAAGAGTGCAAAACAATCAAGGTCTTATAAGAACTTTAATGCAAAACGACGACGAAAAGCGCGAAAATAGCAAAAATTTAACCTCCGACTACGAGAAAATAGCTAAACAATATGGCTATGACCTGGGGGCAATCATAGACGGAGATAAAATTTATTTCGGGCGGACGGATGAAAACGGGCAGATAAAAACCATAGATACAACACCTAATTTTTCAAATCACGCGCTAGCAAACAAGTATGAGATAGCAAGCGGCGTACTTGGGGCATTAATCCCGGGAGGGCTAGCCGTAAAAATGGCGGGCAGTGCGACAAGCTCAGGCATAGGTGCGGGCGCAGACTATATGAATAGAGCAAAAAGTCTAAACGAGGACGTAGACGCTAACGCACTTATAAATCGTGCGATAGAGGGCGCGACCGACGATTTAGCTGCCGGAGCGCTTGTGGGTGGAACGATAAAATACGGCAAAGGCGCCTTAAATTTAGGCGGTAAGGCGCTTAAAGTGGGCGGGAAACTAGCCGACAATTCTATCGTGGCGGACGCGGCAAGGCATATAACCGCCGATAACCTAAGCGGAGCACAGACGCAATTAAACAATATGCTTGGCGGCGAAGCAGGGGCGAGGATAAGTCAAAATGCGGCAAGGGAGGCGCTAGGAGAGAGCGGCTATAAGCAGTTAGTAAACGACGACAGAGCTTTTATGTTACCAAGAACCGGTAACGATAGGATAAATAAGGCGGTCGATTTTATAAACGGCAAGGGACTGGTGCCGATTCAAGAGGGGATAAAACGCATTCTATTGGGTGAGAAAGCGGCGCAGAGGGAAACGGATATGCTGCTGGGAGCATTAGGTCACGAAAACGGAGCTAAGATTATATTAAACTCCATAGCGGACGAGCCAAAGGCGTTTGCGAAGGCCGATAAAATTTTTACTGATCTAAATAAAAACCTAAGGAGCGGGCTCAACGAGGAATTTAAAGACTCGCCTAACGTTATCGAAGTTTTAGAGGGATATGGAAAGAGGGCGGAAGACGATTTCGGTAACGTCATAAAAACTCTCGACGAAAATTTTAACGCGTTTGGAGTAGATACTGAAAAGCTATCGCAAAACGTAGAGGCTATTTTAAAAGATGCGCTAAGCTCGGGGTCATACATTACTAAACACGTTATCAAAGAACTCGAGGGCGGCGGTTTAAACGGGCTTCAAAAGGCTCGCGCGTTTATCAATACCGAAATTTCGGCGCTAGATCGTGCCGTAGATGCGGCAAGCCGCGAAAAAAAGATTGAGCTTAAAGAAGCAAAACGGATAATAGATAGCGCCATAGACGAGAGCCTAAATCAGTTTGAACGTATAAATCCTACTATCGGGGCAAGAGCGCGAGAGCTAATGCAGACAGCACGAGCCGAGTATAGAAACTTCAAAGAAATACAAACGAGCGACGTTTTCCAAAGAATAACGGGCAAACTAAAAACGACCGACGATCTAACGAACATATTAATAAAAAGCGCGGATAATCAAACCGGGCTAAATTTGGACGAAATTTTAAGCAAGCTGGACGCAAAAGATAGGGCCGCCATCGAGAGCGGACTTTTTAAAAACATCATAGATAAATTTACCAAAGACGGCATAACGGACTTTAAGGGGGCGACGCAGACGCTAAATAAACTACCTTTTAAAAGCGATAGGGTAGCCGGCGCCGTAGAGCGGCTCAATCAAAACGCGGCGCTTTTAAACAACTCGAGCGAAATTTTAGAGGGTATAAAAGGTATGACGCCTAAGACCACCGAGCTTCAGCAGGGTATAAGCACGAAAGTAAAAAGTGCGTTTGAGACAATGGCTAGAAACCGCATAGTTAACAAGTTAAAATCTCGTATCCCGTATCTAGGAAATAACCAAGCCCTAAAAAACCACATAGCAAATGCGCTAAGAAATGCGGGCGATCTAAGCGTAGTGATTAGAAATATCGACGCTATCCCTAAAGAGAATATGGATAGCCTAACAAAAATAGGTCTTGAAAAATTCAAAAACGAAATAATCCCCGAAATAAGGCAAATCATAAAAGAAACGCAAGGTGAAACGGCCGAACAAGGAAGTAAAATCGAACAAGCTAGGGTAAAGCAAGAAGTAAAGGGCGAGGGCTGGACGATGAGGGAGGGCGGCGCGGCAAAAACTGACTATGCCGCAAAAACCGATTTAGCTCCTAACGTTAGAGATTTATCAAAGATAACCGTTGATGAAATAACGGCCGACCTTGAGTATTTAGCCGGCAAACATCCTGAAATATTCGAGAGGCCATCCGATGTTTTTAGGCTAATTAAAGAAATAAAGGAAAACCCTACGCACTTCTTTACGAATTATAGGCTTGATTACGCTTTGATTGTTAAGAGGGTTAAAGATAATAAAATAGGCAAGCTTGCAATAGATAAACAAAGCGGGAAAGTTATGCACGCAACAAAAGTAAGGCAAAGGGATTTAGCTCGTATGGATAGAGTAAGTCGGCAGACGGCTGGGACATCCACGCTCCCAACACCTTTAAGCGCCGCCGATAAAACCGCGCTAAAGCAGGACGCAAATTCCGCTGGCGAGGCGTATTCGTCTGCCACTAAACGTATTATACCACAAAATCCAGCCGATCGTCTAGTAGAAAAGATAATAGAGCTAGACGATGCTGATGAGATTGGCAATGTGCTACAAAAAACCATCGCTAGCGAAGGTATTTCTACAAAAACAAAACTTACCGTAATCAATGCAGCAAAAAGGCGATTGATCGCAATATCCGCAAACAACACACAAGAAAAAAAATAGAATCTAAAGAGGGGCCTCCCCTCTCCTACTTACCCCATAATCAACACCGTATTTGCCCAAAAACTAGGTAGATTTAGGACTACGCCTTAAGCCATAATTCCCCTAAAACCACAAAAAGGAGAAACTATGGCAATTACTACTACGGGCTATCAAGCCCCAGCTACCTCAAGACAAGGTTTAAAGCCCTCTGTCTATGACAAAATTATCCTAATAGGGGCTGACGAAACGCCTATACTTAGCCTTATTGGCACGTCTGAAGTAAAAGGCATCGAGCACAGCTGGTTAACCGACACGCTTGCTGCACCTAAAAAGAACGCGCAGCTTGAGATTAGCGATTTTGATGATGTGAGAAAAAGTACAGTGCAGAAAACATCAAACGCCGTACAGATTTTCACATCGAACGTCAGTGTATCAAGAAGTATGCAAGCTGTAGCTACATACGGTGGCAAAGAACTTCCGCGCGAGATAGCCAAAAGAGCAAAGGAACATAAACTAGATATGGAATATGCGTTATTTGGTCTAGGCAGAGATGCCGATGTTAAAAAATCGGTGTTCAAAGCTCCTTCGGTAAGAACGGATGCAACTGCTGGCGAAATGGCGGGGCTATTCTACTACGTCTCCAAAGGCGCAACCAGCTGGACTGCAGGCAAAAGAGGAAACGTTGTAGCACATGATGCTACTCAAAA